GAAGTGGCGGGGATAAGCCACGTTGTGAACGAAGAGGACTGGCTGACGCAGCCGGGCGCAGATGAAGAGTCTGACGACGAATTACGCGAGCGCTGCCGCAATCAGTTTAACCTGGTCGGTAATTACCACACTGACGCCGTTTACCGCTCAATGATTGCGGGTGTGGCCGGGCTGAGCGTTGACCGCATTTATTTTGAACATGACGCCCCGCGTGGCCCCGGCACAGCCAATGCCTATTTGCTGCTTGATTCAGGCGTGACGTCCGCGCCGTTCGTTGAGTCGGTAAACGACTACATCATCAACGACGGTCATCACGGCCATGGTGATGACATGCAGTGTTTTGCGATGCCGGAAACCCGTCACGATCTGAGCGTAAAAATCAGCGTGAAAAATCTGGATAACGTCAGCGATGACGAGCGGCAGGCGTTGAGCAAGGGCATTGAAAACCTGATCCGCTGTGCCTTTCGGGAAAATACGGATTTTGAAGTGCGCAAAACATGGCCCTATAGCCGGTTCTCTTTCTCCCGCCTGGGTGAAGAGATCCACCGTTATTTTACGCTGGCTGATTCAGTGGCCTTTTCGCTGACGGATATTACAAGCGATCTGAGTGTGCCGCGCCTGCGTTCATTAATTGTGAGTCTTGAAAATGACTGATTTTGTAAAAAAGCTGGCAGCTCTGGCGCTGCCGTTCTGGATGGATAACGGCGAGCCAAAGAAATTACTCGCCGCCGCGCGGAAATGGTGGGCGCTGGTTTACCAGTGGGTGACATGGCCCGTTAGCCAGTTTGATCCGCTGACGTGTGCGGAACCGCTGTTAAACCTCATTGCGTATGACCGGGATATCACCCGGTTTAACGGTGAGCCGCTCGCGCTGTTTCGTAAGCGTGTGGCCTATGCGTTCGTGAATGCCGGTGATGCGGGTTCGGTTGAAGGATTTATCAGTATTTTCCAGCGGCTTGGCATCGGATACGTCGAATTACTGGAACGGCAGCCGGGCATTGACTGGGACGTGATCACCGTTCGCGTCACTGACAGCCAGGTCGCCAGTAACACGCAGCTCATGATCCAGATTATCCGGCAGTATGGCCGGACGTGTCGCCGCTACCAGTTTGAAGTAATTACGGTTCAGGGCCTGGCGATTCGCGCAGGCTGGGATCAGGGGGAATACGTCTGCTATCCGGCGCGGCTTGCCGGGGCGCAGGCAGCTACAACGTTCAGCGCGAGTCTATAGGGAGGAAACTATGTCACAGACCGTTATCACGCAGGCATTTGAGCAATGGAAAGCGCAGCAGGCCGTCAGTAATACCGCGATTGTGCTGGATGAGTTCGTTTTTGCCAATGTGCCTGGACTTAACCCGGCAACGCCGATTAATCGCGCCGAAACCCTGCCGCCCGCCGCACAGATTGTTTACCGCCAGGGCATCACGCGTAAAGGCGTGGTGAATGAAAATGCGGTAGTGCATTCGGTAGTACTTGGCGCTGACGTGGGTGATTTTTCGTTTAACTGGATCGGGCTTATCAATAAAGCATCGGGGACGCTGGCAATGATTGTCCACGCCCCGGTTCAGCAGAAGCTGAAAACAGCAGACGGGCAGCAGGGCAACGTCCTTACCCGTTCATTTTTAATGGAATACAACGGCGCACAGAGTGAAACCCGTATCACTACCCCTGCCGAAACCTGGCAGATTGATTTTACGGCGCGGCTGGCGGGCGTGGATGAGCGTCAGCGCCTTGAAAATCTGGATGTATACGGCGCAGGCGCGTTCTACGGGGACGGGTTTCTGGTCGCTAAAGCAGGCACAGGTTATTCCGTCACAAAGGGCGTGGGCTATGTCGGCGGGCTGCGGGCAGAGCTGACGGAAAACAAAGCGATCACAGTGGGCGCGAAGCCTGCAAAAGTCTTTCTGGATGTCTGTTTTACCGGGTCGCTGGTCAGTGCATGGCAGACGCAGGCCACGCTGACCGTGGCGGGTGCGCTTACCGATTATGAGAAAAGCGGCGTGAAGCATTATGTCTTTGCGATTGCCAGCATTGACGCAGCGGGGAATGTCACTGATTTACGCCCGATGGGGAGTCTGGGCGATCAGGCGTTAAATAAGCGCGTTGATCTTAAATACACCGCGCAGGATGCGACCACGGTACAGAAGGGCATTGTTCAGCTCAGCAGCGACACAAACAGCGCCGCCGAAACACTGGCCGCCACGCCAAAAGCGGTTAAAGCAGCGTATGACCTCGCCGCCGCAAAATATACGGCTGTGGATGCCAGCACGGTGCAAAAGGGGATCGTTCAGTTAAACAGCGCGACAAACAGCACCGCCGAAAATCAGGCCGCCACGCCAAAAGCGGTTAAAGCAGCGTATGACCTCGCCGCCGCAAAATATACGGCTGTGGATGCCAGCACGGTGCAAAAGGGAATTGTCCAGCTTACCAGCGCCGTTGACAGCGTATCTGAGGCGCTCGCAGCAACACCAAAAGCGGTGAAGGCGGCGAATGATAACGCCAACGGGCGCGTGCCGTCTGGCCGCACGGTCAACGGCAAGCAGCTTACCGATGATATTAATATTACCGCACAGGACATTTTCAACGGACAGGCCGTGTCGATTCCGAATGCGGTTGATCTGAATACTCTCACCGTGCCGGGGCTTTATTTTCAGGTTGCTAATATACAGGCATTTAACGGGGCAAATTACCCCGAAGCTTTAGCCGGTTCGCTGGAAGTTTACCGTCACGCCGGTGTTACCCAGGTGTACAGGGTTTACAACTCTTCCCGCTGCTATGTGCGGATTTTTTACGGGGATACCTGGACAGCGTGGGCGAGAGATTATGACACCTTAAATAAACCTACCCCGCAGGAGCTTGGAGCCTTGCCGGTCGGCGGGACAGCAGTTGCTGCCTCTAAATTAGCCACGACGCGATATATCAACGGTGCAGCCTTTGACGGTACGGGAAATGTGACGCTTTCGGCTGCTGCCATCGGGTCATATACAAAAGCGGAGAGCAACGCCCTTTTCCAGCCGCTTGGGAGCTATACGCCAGCAGGCCAGGCTTACACGAAAGCGGAAAGCAATGCCCGCTATCAGCTAATGAACAGTGCTTCACTGGGTGCAAATGGCTGGTTTCGGGATACCAGCACGGGAATGCTTATTCAGTACGGAAAAGTAGCGGTATCAACAGACGGGCAGGGGGTGGCCTTTCCGCTCGCGTTCAGCATTGTGCCGTCACTGTCACTGAATATTAACAGCGGTACTTATGGCGATATTGGCGCAACCAGTGTTTCAACCACGAGTTTTGTGCTCAAAGCGTCGCAGAAAAATACTATTGGTTATATTGCGATCGGACGATGAAATGAGAATTTATTACAGCGCGGCAAGCGGCGGATTCTACCCGGACTTTTTAAAAGAAAATTACAACAATGTCGGCGGCGGCTGGCCTGCTGATGCCGTGGAAATTACGCAGCGCTGGTATGAGTATCTATTAAACGCGCAGGCGGAAGGGCAGATTATCGTGCCGAATGAATACGGTCAGCCGGTGCTTGCTGATGTGGCATTGCCGACGCATGACGATCTGTTGCGGGTGGCTGAGCAAACACGGCAGAAATTCATTGATGATGCCATGCAGTCAATCGGCGTCATCCAGCTCAAGCAAATGAATGGCCGCAAAATCTCAGACGACGAAGCGGTCAAAGTGAATGCCGTGCTGGACTGTATTGAACGGCTGGAAGCGCTCGATCTGAGTGCCGCGCCGGATATTGAGTGGCCGGAGGTACCGGGAAATGTGGCGTGAAGCACGGCTGGCACTGACTGACTCACTGGCCGCGCTTAACTGCTCGATAGTTCCGGCGCATCCCTGGGTTTACGGACTCGGCCAGCAGACCAGTAACGGGGCGTATCTCAGCCCGGTTAATGCCGTGTCGTATCTGGCGCAGAAGCTCGCCGGTACGGGCGGCCATGCTGACGTTGTGATCATGATGGTCACCGGGCAAACGCAGGACAGTTTTATGAAAAGTCTGGGCGGGCTGGTTGACGTATTCCCGGCACCGGCAATGACGCAGGTTAAACGCCTGGCGCAATCGGCGGCGGCGCTGGCTGTGGAAAAGATGCAAATCCCGGCGAAAGCCGGGGCCGCGCTTCCCGCATCAATGCCACTTTCCGTGCCAACAAGCCGGGCCGCGTTAACAGCGGCAGCGATCAGCAAGGCGCAGGCGGCAGCGGGTGAGGGGTTCAGCATTGGCGGGCTTAAGCAGCAAATCAGCAGCTTTAACAGCCTGCGTGACGGACTCATTAGCCGTGCGGCCAGCGAGCTTAAAACACTCCAGGGTAAAAGCGCCCGCGCCTGGGTCTTTACCAGCAGGGGCGATATTCCCACGACGCTGATTGAGCTTGTGAAAAATATCCCCGATCCGTCTGCCGTATACAGCGCGGCGGTGATGCTGGCCGGAGAGAATCTTGACGGAATTAAGGACATGATCCATGAGTTCGATCCCCACACTGGCGCTTAACGGCGAATCCATCGCGCTAAAAAACATGCGCGTGACTATATCGCAGCAGTTTCAGGACAAAGACCAGAGCGGGCAGACCAGCGCGACCAGCAAAGCGGAGCAGGGCGCGAAGGGAAAAGAAATGCGCGTCTCCGGTGAGGTGCCGTTCAGGGATGTTAAAACGCTGACGCAGCTTTTTAAGCTGGCAAACGCCACCGATGCGGGCGGAAAGCGGCAGGTGTACCGCGTCGCGCATGTGGCGGCGCGGGCGGTGAGTCTTCGTGAGGCAACGTTCACCGGCACGATTGATGCGCCGCAGCAGGACGGGCGAATGTCATGGCTTGTGACGTTTACCCTGGCTGAGCATCTCAGCGTGCAGGAAAAGAAAGAAGCGCGGGCCAGCGCAAAAACCACAAGCAAAATGCAGACGGCAGGCGGAACGGGGGCAGGTGGTACCGGGCAGAGCGCCGCCGAAGACACGGAAAAAATGACCTGGTTTGAGAGCAAGGTGCTTAAACCGGTAAATGATGCGCTGGAATAAATATGAAACCTGTTAAACGATTATACCTCTCAGGTGATGAGGTGCATTTAGTAGACGCCCAGATGGTGCTTGAGCTGAGCGCCTGCGGTCGCGGCTTTATTACCGCCGAAACGGACCAGGACTATACGGGGAAACTGGTGCGCCTCGATGTTGGTTATACCAGCGGCGTTTTGCGCTGGTTTACCGGTTTTGTTGAGCGCTCTCAGCCTGCCGAAAAGGGATTCCAGCGCCTCTTTGTGCGGGAGCTGTCGGGCGTGTTTGATCGGAGCTGGCCGTGTTCCTTTCAGCATCCAACGCTGAGGGACGTCACCGGCTGGCTGACAGAGCACAGCGGGCTGACGGTTGCCGTGCCTGATGCGGCGTACAGTGACAAGCCGATCCCGCACTTCACGCATTCCGGGACGGGTTTCCAGTTGCTCAATAATCTGGGCCGCGCGTTCGGCATCGTGGATTATCTCTGGTATCAGTTGCCGGATGGTTCGCTCTACTGTGGCGGCGCAGAAAAGGCGCTTTTTGCCGGGCGGCCCGTAGAAATCCCGGCTGAATTTAATCAGCAGGCGGCAGCGGGTAACGCGATGACAATCCCGGTGGTGCAGGCATTACGCCCCGGCGTCGAGGTTAACGGCCAGCGGCTGACAAAGGTAAGCCTGAGTAATGACACCATGACGATCACATGGACGCCCAGGAACCAGAAAACAGGAAAGCCGCTGCAAAAAACACCCGCACAGCGTCAGATTGAAAGCCATTACCCGGAGCTGGCAAGCGGCCTGCACCTGCCGAAGTTCGCGCGGGTCATGGCGCACAGTGAGCCTGTGACAAGCGGTAATTTTGCCGATGAGTTCCGCCCGCGTTACGCCGTGGACGTACAACTGCTTGACGCAGACGGTAAACCAGACCGTAACACGCCGGTTTATTCTGCGGTACCGCTGCCGGTGCCGATGGCCGGTAATGATTCGGGCCTGTTTCAGTTCCCGCCCGAAGGCACGCTGGTAGAAGTCGGGTTTACGGATGGCCGCCCGGATAAGCCCTTTATTCGTCAGACCGTGCCGGGTGGTACCAGCCTGCCGGATGTAAAGCCGGGTGAGCAGTTGCAGCAGCAGCGCGAAGAGGTATCACAGCGCGTCACCCAGGCGGGTGACTGGGTACGCAAAACGGATCAGACCATCAGTGAATCATCCATGTCGCGGGTGGTCACTGCCGATGAGGAAAAGCGCGAGATAGTCACGCGTGAAACGACGATTAAAGCCACGGATAAAACCACGGTGATCGGCACGGCTTCCCTGATGGCCGGGGCAGTGCAGCACGTCACAACGGGTGACTATGCAGTGGCCGTGGGCGGTAATCGCCTGCTGAGTGTGACGGGGAATGCTGAAACGGATATCAGCGGCGCACAGTCGGTCAACGTGGCCGGAAACATCGACACGCAAGCGGGCGGGTCGCTGACGGAAAAGATAGCCGCGCTGCGTAAAAGCGTGGCCGCAGGCGGTCAGCAGATCATGGGGCCGACCGTGCATATTGGCAGCGAGGGAGTGAACACGCTTTCAATGATGCTGGACACCATCGACCTGCTGGCAGAACTGGCCGCACAGTGCGCCAGTCATGCGCACTCAGGCACCGGCACGCCAACCAATGCCGCCGCTTTTACGCAGACCGGAGCGAAAGCAACGGCGACGCGAAGCAAGTACGAAAAGATTATTGCCTGATGGAAGTAAAAAAGCTGGCATAAGCCAGCTTAATTAACGTTACGTCATCATGACCGGCGCATGAGTACCATTATTACTAATACAATCATGGCAAAAAACGCTGTCATCACCTGCTTTTCAACAGAGGCATTAAGGTAAGTAATGAATAAATCAGACATCATATCGACTCCTGAAAAATTATTGGAGTACAGGCTGATCAAGTTGACGTTGACGGCATATTACCCAAGGGGTAATATTACTGCGGTAATACGACAACGAAAATATGAACTCCGGTACATGTTTTCGGGTAGGACGCGACGGCCATCGCTGTCTTTAGAAAAGGGAACCTGATAAACAGGTTTCCTTTCACCCGTTTCGATTCTATCACGAACCATTCTTAACGCTAATCCAACAATATATGGTGTCGCGAAACAAAATAGCCAATGAGCTAATCTATCCCCAAGTTAACACAGTTAAACCATACATAAAATTTACAATACTTCTCCCGCCCAAACTTCATTACTATATTTCTCTGACATTAAACATTTAAAATAATCAGATTGCAGACATAAACGGCACTACACCACATGCGCAATCAAGTGTTTGATAAAAAATTTTATCTTCTACAAATTTGCCGCAAGCCTGTACCAGTGTTGGAGGCTTCGCCTAAAACAGACTCAGAAAATTATCCCCTTATCTGACGATCACGCACACACAATGCGGGCTTTTTACGCACCTTACCAGACGCAGCAGAAAGTCATCTGCGAGCACATCATACTGCTTCACCCGGTCACCTTCCCCTTATTGCTTCCGCTTTACCTCGCTCCGCTGACGCAGCAGCGCACAGACAAAATAAACATATCGCAGACAAAAACGGCACTACACCGCACCCGCCTGCACGTTTTGGATCAGAAAAAAATTTCAGTTTTATTTTTCTACAAACCAGACCGCCAGCCCGCGCCAGTGCCGGCGACTTCACACAAAAAGCAAACTGCAAAGATTGAAAGGAATTACATTTTTTTTCAGTAAAAAGGATCTGAGAAGGATCTGAGGAAATTGGTAATCATCAGAAAAATAAGGGGAAAATAAATTTTACGTCACTTTCGCGGATCGTTTCGATACAAAAGGCGTTTTCTTTCACGCCTCACAAAGCCAGGCGGGACAAGGGCTGGAGGCAATGCGGTAAATTTTCCGGGACTGAAAAAAAGAAAAATGATTATACTGTTTTTATATACAGTATTTGAGCGAGCGAGGGGGGACAGAAAATGGGATGGTTTTCAATGAACGGGATTACTTTTGCGTGTCTGAAAGAAGGAGAAAAGCCCCTGCCAGAGCACGCTTATGCATCAAGTGTGCATTCGGATGTGCGCTATGTCATATGGCAGGAAGACGGGTTGTGGAATGTGTGTTCGGTATCCAATAAATCGGGAAAAGTGTCTTTTCTGCCTTTGGCTGAACAACTGTTTAAAAGCAGTGACGAAGCATGGCGGGCAGCGTATCAGCACTGGATTGATATCGACCGACTGCAAGGGGTAACGCGTCAACGTGCGGCGCTGGAAGTTTTGAAATCCGCCAGGGATGCTTTTCCTACGCTGAAAGGGTAG